CACGTATAGCACGATGCTTATTTAAGGCAAGTGCGACTACCGGTTTCGAAAGAAACCGCCACCCTGTCTGTTGATACTATCGTGATGTCCGTACTCACATGGTAGTTTTCACCACCGTGCTAGTCCTCTATAGGATGCGTACGGACTGTGTCCGACTATGTCGGTCACATAACAGGGGTCCACCCTCGATCAAGCACGAAGCGTCGAGAGGCGCTTCTGTCTGGACTCGAGGCTCTACCTGTTCGCTCTAGCGAGCAAACAGACTCCAACACATGGTTCCAACCATGCTCCTTGAGTTTATTCTCTTGGGGTTGGATACGCCATACACGATTACTAAACAACTGGTAGCGAGGGTGCCAATAGGCATCCGCCCAAACCAAACTGTTTAATGTAACGTACTCAGCCAATCCGCCGTGCTCAGGATTATTGGTTAAACCAATAGTCTTGGGTCGTGCAGACAGCCACCGCCTTAACCTTGGAGACCAGTATTTAACTGGCTTCCGAGGGTTAAAACGATGGTTAAACCGAGTATGCAGTGTATGGTATGTAGAACGGGCAGCCTCTTCATATCCGGCAATGCGTAAACGCATAGCAAGGTCTGATAGAGACTGCAGTCCAGTAACATGTTCGGCATCTAGCGTAGTCTTCCAGCGGAGCGGAGTGACGTTGACACCATTAAAGGCGTCAACCCCACAGGACTCACGGAAGGCTCCTCGCCAAAAGGATTTTGTCCTATTGACGAGCAAACCAAATGATTCGAGATCGTTTATCACGAACTCGGCACACTCGGTAGGGACTATGATGTCATCACCGAACACGAATACAGCACCGGGTTGATGAAACCCACGGCACTGTAATGATGCTACACATATGGCCCAGAATATTAAACTCTGTACAGGAAACGTTGTTGCGTTGCCCATAGGAGCGTAACAATTTAGATCCGTCCGAACATTGGCATAACTGCCTACTTTCGGAATCAGAACTTTCTGTGCCCGACAACATCCAAAATACTTATACTTATCCCCAAAAAGGATTTGTACAAGCGGTTCAGATATACGGTCAGAAGCCTCTTTCATATCGAGCGTGGCATACCGCCGCGATCGTGATGACAAGAGAGCAATCTTTCCGTTTACCGACTGATCGTCGAAATGGATATGGCCTTGCGGCCACGGTCCAAAACAACGACGATGGGACGAGATAGCTCGTTCCAGCTGCCGACGTAACCCTTGCTGAAGCCAAATGGCTTCCGCAGGGTGAACACATATTAGACGAGGCCCACGGCTGTCTTTTGGAACAGCAATAAGCTTCGCTTCTATGAGTTCATCATAATCCAGTTCCGAATGTTCGAAGCTATGGTCCATATTAAAATATAGACTATAGTAATCTGCATACGGATATAGATATTCTATCGTAGAATATCTTTTCTGCCACTTCTCTTTAGAAGTGGTAACTGCACCGGGGCCATGAGAAGGCAATAAAGCCTTATCATTAAACCGGTACAGAACAGACTGGCAGTGACGGCGAGCGCTGTCGAGCAAGCGAGGAGACTGCCCAGATAGG